GAGTCTAAGCAGACTCTGGGCTTCATCGTCTCAATAGTCTCACGACTAGTAAAGGCGATTCGCTACGCACGTCGGGGAGATTGGGTCCGCGCTGGCCACGCGCTTGGTTACAAGCACTGGCGTAACGGACGGTCACAAGCCAACTCGTGGTTGGAATACCAATATGGGTTTCTCCCACTTGTTTCCGATCTCTACGGCCTTCAGCAGCAGCTAAAAGATGGATTCCGTAACAAGGACCAGCTGTTTAAGGTCAGCCGCCAAGTCACGTCCGCTCTTAACCCTCGGGATTTTATATCTCCGGTGGCTGGGAGTTTGACCCTAAAAGAAGTAACGGGTCAGGCTGCGCAAGTGGTCAAGGTCGTGTACTACCAGAAAGTCAGCAACGAGAGCCTTGCAGGCCTCGAACAACTGGGTTTAACGAACCCAGCGCTGATAGCTTGGGAATTGGTTCCTTTCTCGTTTGTGATTGATTGGTTAATCCCAATCGGCACATTCTTGGAGGCACTGACGGCTACTCTCGGAATGTCGTTCACCGGGGGGTATGAGGACCGTATCGTTCATGCGAACGTGCGGTGGAGTCATAACATCGGAACCCTGATTTCTGGTACTCCATACCAGGGTCACTTCCGACAAATGGCTTTCCAACGCCTTGTACACCTCACTTGGGCCTCGCCAGTACCCTACTGGAAGAACCCTTTCACAGCAACCCATGTCATTAGCGCAATCGCGCTTGTGGCACAACTACGTAAGTAACAGGAGCTACTATGCCCCAACTTCAAAATCTGGTCCTCACGGACCGGGCGACCACGCCCGTCAACCATACCTTCACGCCGCGTGATATCGTCGATGGTGTTGCAACCGTCGTCGAGACCACCGGTGTTCCGGTCGGCGAAAAGCGTGTTTCGATCTCCTTGCGCCGTACGGCTGGCAAGGTGAAAGGCCGCCTCGTTCTCACCTTTCCGGTGGTTCAGAACGAGACTGTGAACGGCATTGTCCGTCCCACTGTTGTGCGTACTGCGATC